CTCAGTCCCTCTTAATGCGTTGCCAAAGGACGTAGCTTTCGAACAAGCTAAGGACCAAGACGCAGCTAAACCGAAGGTTAAAGATGGATCCAAGAAATAAAATATTTATGTTTATAATCACTTGTCTTATGTCATTGATTATACTAAGTATTTTCATGGTTATTACAGTATGAGAGTGAGAATTAAAAAATCTGAATATATGGATTTAGCGGAGTGTATCTCCTCTGATCAAGTACCGTCTGAAGATATCGTAGAGTACTTTAAAGATAAAAAATTTAAAAAATTTTATGAAAACATTTATATTAATCCTTATGCGAGACCGGAAGAAACGGGTGGGCCTCTCTCATGAGACCTCAAGATGTCTACTATCCGAAACTTGGTAAAAGAAAACAGTTACTAGAATCTTATTATGAGGATAGACTGGGTAAGTGCAATAACGGAAATCATTACAAAGGTTGTCGCTGTAAGTTGTGGGAAATAGATGGATTTGGTAGATATTTAAATAGAACAAGTCTCGTTAGCTACTTGGTCAATGGGCCGAGATCGGTTACCCCTCTTCACGCGGAGTGGTGCGAGCTTAAATTAAAATTAGATGAAGAAGAACGCGATGTATAAACCCTTACCTAGCTCACTCACTGTTAAAACTTCCAAGGTTAATGGATTAGGTTTGTTTGCTAAGGAAGCTATTCCTCAAGCTACAAATTTAGGTATGACTCATGTTAAGATAGGAGAGACTATTATCAGAACGCCTCTGGGTGGATTTATTAATCATGCTAATGATGCTAATTGTATTAAAGTAGAATTACGTATGACGAACGAGAACAACGCACAAAGCCCGTTTGCTTATAAAAAATGGAATTTAGTAACGATTAAAGATATTGAACCAGGAGAGGAGTTGACGTTGAAGTATACGTTTTACAAGATATGAACTGCTGGCACTGTAAGACAGAATTAATATGGGGTGGAGACCATGACATTGATACTTTTGAAGAAGATGAATATTCAATGGTTACTAATTTAAGCTGCCCGAACTGCAAATCAATGGTCTATGTTTATTTACCGAATGATGAAGAATATAAAAGCAACAAGCCTTCTTGAGAAAGAGATGAAGGGTACTTGGACGATCGAAGAAATTTTAGAAGCTGTAAAGGAATTGAATGAAGAAGAACGCGAAATATAGCTATGTTAGCGGAACACGCGCCACGGACCATGGATCACGGACCTATGATATAGCTGGCGAAAAGTTACCAAGTGTTACAACTATTCTAGGTAAAACACATCCACCAGAAAAAGCAAAGAAGTTAGCTGAGTGGAGATCAAGAAAAGGTGACGAAGAAGCAGACAAGATTATGAATCTATCTAGTCTTAGAGGTACATCAATGCACAAGTTTATTGAAGCTTATGTAGAACAGAAGGGTTATGAAGATTTAACTGAGATTGGACTAGAGGCAAAACCTATGGCACAAAAGATTATAGAGGTAGGCCTTTCTCCTGTGTCTGAGTGGTATGGTTCAGAAGTTACATTATTCTATCCCGGGTTATATGCAGGCGCTACAGACCTCGTCTGTATGCACGATGATATGGAGACAATCGTAGACTATAAACAATCTAATAGGCCCAAGAGAAGAGAGTGGATTGATGACTACTTCTTGCAGGTGGCAGCATACGCAATGGCGCATGACCACGTGTACGGCAGTAAAATCAGGCAAGCAGTTATAATGATATGCACTCCAGATCTATATTACCACGAATTTAAGATACAGGATGAGGAGCTTAGACACTGGAAACACCGGTTTTTAGTGAGATTAAATATGTTTTATAAGATGAGGCTAAATTGAGTCTAGATTATGGCAGAAATGTGTCTGGACATTTGGACATAGTACTGAAACTCATGAAATTGTTTTCGAAAAAAAAAAATTTGAAAAGTGATGTAAAACGTCCAAATGAGCTAAAAGTGTTGGTATTACTAGCTAAAGTGTGGACATTTTACGAAAATGTAAAATGTCTAAAATGTCCAAAGTCAATAAAATCAACACTTCTAGAGCATCGATTGGACACTTTACGGACATTTTATAAAATGATCAAAAAAGTCAATAAAGACGTCAACTTAATCGCTCGTACGCGCGTAAAAGGTTTTCCTAGAACATTTTCTGTGGTATTTGCTACTATATGACATCCAAACAGAAAAAATTTAAACATGTGAGAGTGACTTGGTTTGATCCGTGTCAATCAGATGAGGCGTGGATACCGGAAGAAGAAATTTTACAACACAATGTAGCTACCTGTGTAGACATTGGTTATATCTATAAGAAGACTAAGTCTAAGCTATGGATATTCACTTCCTATTCTAGAGATGATAAAGGTTTAGAGGTAGGGGGTTTGCAATGTATCCCAACTGGGTGTATAAAGAAGATAGAGGTAATGAAATGAAGAAGGTGGCCCTTATCACATTAAAAACACTGTTGGCAGTAATGCTAATCATATGTTTTATATTATTAAGTTCATGCTCTTATTCTGCGAAGGTCGGGAAGAAATGTACTCCTGGTTCTACAGAGTGGAGTTATTTATGGTTTGTTAAAGGAGATTCTGACTTATCTAAAGATAATTGTGACTGATCTTTTCCTGTCTCAATCTTTTCAACTTCAGGTGTAACATTTATTATTTGTGAATAATCATCAAGTATTTTTTTCATTTTGTGTTCTAGCTCTGATTCTGATAGGTCCTCTAGTAATTTCCCTGTTTTTATTATTTTTCGGTCTATATATAATCCTGCTGCTTTGCCTCGGTTCGTTTCAGCATTTACGGCAGCTGAGAAAGAATTCTTCTTTAAAGCAAGCTCCTTTATCCGAGCCAATTCAGCAACGTGAGTGGCGTGAGTAACTTCATGCTTCTTCAGTCTCTCTTCTCTTAACTCTCCTAAGTATTTTGCTACAAGTGGATTTAATTTTGGATTGGTTAGCTCTGATCCTTCTTGCCTACATCTCTTCTCAGAGTATCCTGCAAGTTTGGCCGCCTCTGCTTTAGTTAAAGGTCCGTCAGGTCCACCAAATACTAATAATTCGGCGAATCTCTTTTGCATCTCTGTTAATCTTTTTGGTAATCCCATATTGACAATTTAGAGTAACTATCCTATATTGTCAACATATGATGTCAAAGAAAGAAGCTATAGCTGAAGCTAAAATGCTTGATGACTATGCCAAAAAGCATAATGATGATCGAGGTCCACAAGATCTAGAGAGACAAATAGCTGAGTTAAAAAACAGAGTAACTCAACTAACAGGCATTGAGAAAATGCATAAAGATTTAAATGGGATGCTCAGACAAGAAAACTATGATCTTAAAATGAAAGTGCATGGTCAGGTTAAGTTAGAGAATCAAATAAATGGACAAAAACAAATTATTGAAGAGTTGTCTAGGGATAACCAAAGACTTAGTGAAGAGGTTGACGATAAAGTTAAGAAACTTAGAAAGAGTGGAGCACTTTGAGAGTACAGGATATGCAACAATTCCTCAGTTCATTCACTGAAGGATCAGACGCAGTTAAGAATGCCGTTATACTTGTAGAAGTAGATGGCAAGCTACATGATGTAAGACGTATGGAAGTTCATGAGCATTCTATTCCTATTGTAGGACAAAAAGGACACTCAGCTCATAGATTGGTATTAAAAATTGCGAAACCATCACCAATTATACTGCCAGATAAGCTAGCTAAAGACTACTAAGTAACTCCAAAAAAGTTATGGGTCCAGAAAGAAAATTATACCAAGATTTCAAAAAGAAATCTCCTCAACTTATATTAAATAGAATAGAAAACTTAAGCCTTATTGGTATGCCTGATGTATTGGGATACAATAAAAATAATCATTTCTTCACGATTGAATTTAAAGTCACTAGAGGGAAAAAAATCCGATTTTCACCACACCAAATTGCATGGCATAAGACACATCCTGAGAATACCTTCATCATAGTTCGGACCCTTGGTCCGAGGTCCGAGAAACCTTTTTCGGACTGCTTGTACCCTGGCTCACGTATCACGGAGCTACTTGCTTGTGGCTTGTCGCTTGAGGCTACCCGCTTGGGGCTTGAACCGTGTTCCGAGTTCCTTGGTTCGCTTGGTGCTTGACGCTTGCAGCTTGTGGCTTCTTGCTTGAAGCTTGGTCCACGAACCTTTCACTATTTTCTGCGTTTAAATTATCCGCAGGAG